ATATCATTTGTCGATTTATATTTTTTCATATTCTCATAATCCTCTGCTGTTACCGGTATTACCGTCTCAGTATGCGCCTTCTTTAAATCCTCGTACTGCAGTGAACTAAACAATCCGCTAGAATACTCTTGCGGAGCTTCGCGTCCTAGTCCATAGTACCCTCCACCGCCACCGCTACTATTCGCCGTTTGTATTTCTGATTGTTGTATTAACGCCATCTTATTCCTCAACTCCACCTTCTTTCGCTCTATTTGTGCATTCCTTTCAGCCCATGTTCCTCCCATTTCACCATATTCGTTATCTTCTTCGCCATCCTTCGAAACTCCCCTAAACCATTCTTCATACCCATTATCTTGTTCTTCGTCATGTAAACGAAACTTGTCAAACTTTTCATTAAACCATTTATTGAACTTTTCTGAATCCATCTTTTGAAGTTTTTTATATGCCTCTTCCTGCGACTTATGATACTCACGGTCTTCGACATTGTTTGCCGTCTTTGACTTGTTCTGGTTTAGTTCGCGGTCTATTACCGCTGTATATGAAAACTTGTCTTCTTTGTATTTTTTAGCATCAGGAAAACGAACTTTGTATATCTCGTATAATATTTTATATGCCTTGGTAAAAAATAGAAAATACTCTTTTGGTAATTTTGATTTATCGGGATGCATATGTAACACCGTCACCTTCGCTTGTTTGAGATGTTTATCGTCAAACATTACCGGCAACTTGAATAAATTTAATATATCCGTTAACTCATAATTATTTATATCTAGGTCCATACTTTCATGCATATGTGACATACTTGATATACTTGACATACTTGACATATTACTATAATATAGTAAATTTATTTCTATATATTTATTTATAGTTTTTAATATATATTTAACTTATTTATATTTTAAATATATATATACTTATAATATCCTGTCAGTAAATAAAATGACTACACTTTCGAGTATTGACGCCAAAGCAATTTTCTATAGTACGTTGCGAATATCTGTAATAGTACAGGTTATCACAGGTATAATAGAGATTATAACACTATTTTTTACGATAACAACTCCGCCTCAGTATTATATAATAAACCATTTAGTTTATTTAGAATTAGCAGTTCAAGTTATTGAGGGCTTGTTTTATATATGGTTGGTATATAACTTTAATAAAGTTACAAATATTACACCTAAACGCTATGTAGACTGGGCAATTACTACACCAACTATGTTAATAACATTAATGGTATATTTAATTTATTTGGGAAATAAAAATAATAATATAGATACTACTGGTATGACTTTATTCGGAACACTAAAAGATAACATGGATACTGTATCAAAGATTATAACATTAAACTGGCTAATGTTACTATTCGGTTATATGGGTGAAGTAAAAATACTTTCGACAGTGGCTGGTGTTCTTATGGGCTTTATACCATTTTTGATTTACTATTATATTATTTATTACAAATATGCAACACAAAGCAGTACTGGTTTGAAAATATTCTGGTACTTCTTCTTCTTTTGGTCTATTTATGGTATTGCTGCTTTATTACCTTATTATGTAAAAAATGCTATTTATAATATTTTAGACTTATTCGCTAAAAACTTTTTCGGTATATTCCTTGCTTATATCGTCATTATGAAAAAATACTAGTTTATTTATATTTTATATTATTATTCAACTTCTTTTTATTATTTGCGTTTTACTTATTATAATATTATTTATATTTACTTTATAGTAGATTTAATTATATTCATAAAATGGAAGACGTTTTTGAACATATAATGAAAACTTTAGGTATAACAAAAGATGAGTTTAATATTGTTAATAAAAATTTTTATAAAAGGCTTGTAAGTGGTGATGCTCTTCCATTAATTATTGGAGAGTCTTACATGGAAGGTGAATGGGTTAGTACTGATTTAGCATCATTTTTACGAAAAGTAGTCATTTTAAATAATTACAATGACGTATTTTTTACAGCAATAAAAGGTGTTCCTATAAAGACATTTTTATATACAATTGTACTTATTATTATCGTATGTTTTAACGATATTAAAACGCAAATAATGGACTATCTATATAATGGACAATCTATTAAGTTATCAAAACGTGTAGCTGAACAACACTACGATATTCCTGATATTTTATATAATCACATGTTAGATACACAAAAACAGTATACATGTGCATATTGGAAACCCGGAACTACCACACTAGAAGAAGCACAACAAAATAAAGTAGATTTGTTAATTAATAAACTACAAATTCCCGATGATACCGAAATGACCATTTTAGATATTGGATGTGGATGGGGCGGATTAACGAATGCAATATCTAAAAGATATCCGAAATGTAATGTTGTCGGTATTACAATCTCGAAAGAACAAATAAAATATGCAAACGATACATACGGTAGCGATAAACTTAAATATATTTTTTGTGACTATAGAGACTTACCAAAACAGAGTACAAAATATGATAGAATAATAAGTGTAGGAATGTTTGAGCATGTAGGGGTAAAAAACTATGATGAATTTTTCAGGATTTGCAATGAGGTTATTGCTGATTATGGTATATTCGTGTTACATACAATAACAAGATCGGAAAAAATAAAGTATATAACAGGTTGTGAAAATATATCTATTGATAAATGGACTGATAAATATATATTTCCAGGCGCTTTTATTCCAACTGCGGAAACAGTATTATCGTCTGCAATAAAAGAAAAATTAATGTATCATCATATACAAAATTTATCCATTAGTTATGCAAAAACATTGCAACAATGGTATAATAATTTTGTAGAAAATTGGGATACCATAAAAAAATCAAATCCTTCATTTTTTACGGAAAAATTCTATAAAATGTGGGAGTTATATTTACTATCTTCTATGATAATGTTTGAAGTTAAACGCATACAACTTTCGCAGTATGTTTTTACAAAACGTTCGTATCCGGATATGTATATTTTTACTGAAAAACTTTAAAAAGTTTTAGTTATATATAGTATAACCTAAATATTAAAATTTAATAATGCCGTCGTGTATAGAACAAAATACAAAAAAATATCGTTCACGTAGTTCACCACCATATTCTGCTATGGATTGTAAAAATTCTACTAAAAAAGGTAATGATGGTGCGACATATGTATCAAAACCCGATAAACGTGGAATATACCGATGGGTAAAGGGTGTTGGTGGTGGGACCCCTAAAAATAAAACTAGTAAGGTATCTGTCAGAATGTCCGTAGACACCGCTAAATGTAGATATAAAAAATCTGACTACGGATCAATAAATGTTTCCAAGTTTATAAGATGTATCCACAACGATACACTTAAAAAACAGCTAGAAGGAAGTGTTAAACCAAAACATATATATGAAATCAATGATAATGCTTCCTTCCCATTTGTTGTCTTTGATTATAGTGGACGCGCTGAGATTTACAATAATCATTTTAACGAGACAAGTAATAAAGGCGAGTTAAATAATAAACTAATGGATGTAAAATATGAAAAAATATTTATTGGTGATAATGATTTTAATGACCACTATTGGATTTTTAAACGTGGAATAGCAAAAGGTAATACAATTCTTTTACAAACTAGCAAAGATAAGTATTTATTTATTGGAAAAGGTATTATGTCTTTTTCAACTAAGGATGGCGACACTATTCGCAATTTTTATTCACCAATCGGTGGAAACTATGATTCTTTTCCGTACGCTGTCGGAGATAAATACGTATACTTTTTGAATGACAAAAAATATGCTCCAATCGGTGAATTCGATATAAAGAAAGATTTCATCAAACAATATTATTGTTATGATAGCGAATGTAAAAAATATAAAACATTTGCGTTGTCTATGAAAACTAATTACGCACCATTCTACAGGTATTATTAATCATGAAACTTTATCTATGACACCTTATCCTTTAAACCTATAACTCATACACGCCGCAAAAAACGTCTCTATATCCGGCAAACTCGACCCCGTTATCGACGCTATCGGACCCTCGTTCACACCTCTAGCATACGCCAAAAATACCGGAATCCCATTCACCATCTTTTTATGTTTCAAAAAAGCATACAAATCAAAACACTCATCCACATCCACCTCCAACATTGTCATATAATCCGGCAAATCATTCGACTTCTTATACGAATAATCCTTAATCTTTTTACAAGGACCACACCAATCCGCTGTAAACTTAAATATAAGAATACCAGGATTATTATCCATTAATGTCGCAAAATCATTCCTAGTTCCTGAAAATTTCAGAATTTTATAGTTGTTATCAATTCGACTTAATACATTTTCCATCGTTGTATTTGTATTTGTACTTATACTTGTACTTTATACTATAACTATATCCATTATTTTAAACTATTTATATGATAAATATTTATTTCGATAAATATTTATTTCGATAAATATTTATTTCGATAAATATTTATTTCGATAAATATTTATTATAAATTTGCGTTTTAATGTTTAGTAATTTATATTATTTTATTTTAAGTATTCTTTAGTAAATATTATTGTTATTATAAAATGGTAGATGTTGAACCTATATTGACTTATGACTATTCAAATTTTGGTATAAAAAATGTTTACAGTCTTATATTACTATTTTATATTACATTTATATATCCCATTTTTACTATTCTAAATTATGATATAAAAACGAATAAACAAGTAGTGCAAGATATTGTAAAACAATGTATGAAAATTGCAAAATGTAACGTTTATAAAGTTTCTAAAAGAGACCTTATTTATGATAAAAATATTGTATACATGACAAACCACGTTTCCGTCGGAGACTTCTTTATTGACCAACATGTACTTCATTACGCCGCAAAATTTATTGCTCATAATAAAATAAAAAATTTACTACCAATTATTGGGGGTATATGTTACCTTACATCTGCTACCATTTTTATTTCATCGGGAAATTCAAAAGAAAAAGTTATAGAAAATTTTAAAAAAATAGAAGAAATTCGTAAAAGTGACGACGTTCGAAATATGTCTTTATACCCAGAAGGACTTCGTCGACCCCACCGTCATACTGTCTCCGCTCCCCTTAAAAAAGGATTTATTTATCATTCATTTGAAAACAATTTACCTATACAACTTATTCATACTACTAACAAAGACTATGTCATGGATGATGAAAAAATTATCTTACATAGAAATACCAAATTATTCGTTTACTATGGTCCCATAATTGACCCCCAAAAACTTAAAGCCAAGTTCGAAAAAAAGCATAAACGTGTATATACCAAGGACGACTATTACGACTATGTATACAAACAATGGTCAAAAATATGGTCCAAAATGGATAAATACCGCATAGATACATTGCGTAGTCAGGGACTGTCACACGAAGAATGTCTCGAAAAAATGGAGAATTATTCTACTAAATTCCCTATGATTGAAGATAAAATAGAAAATGGAGATAACCCATTAAAAGTTTCATCCCTACTACTTCGCAGCACACTTTGGTCTATTTTATATTTTATTATTTTTAAAATTGTTGAGAAATCTTTTTCTATAATATCGTGTATATATAAGCAACAAGGTTTTGCATCTTTAGCGGAATCATCGTGTACATCTACATCTACATCTACATCTACATCTACATCTACATCTACATCTACATCTACATCTACATCTACAAACAGTTGTTCGTTCAGTTGTTTAAAATTTCCTATTTTGTCGAATTTACTATTATCTCATGTATTTGTTTCATCTCCTGTTTCTACGACTCAATAAATACAAATATAAATATAAATACATTATGATATTTATATTTATAATAATATTCTGTATAATAATATTCTGTATAATAATATTCTGTATAGTTATTACACACAATGAAAATAATAGAATTAGTCGAAAAATTCCCCGATGATATTATTTTATACATTTATACAAAATGTCTAAAAAGATATAGGATATATAACGGTGAACTTATAAAATTAATAGACTTTGATAAATATAAATTTTTGGAAAAATATATTTATCGAAAAATAAAGGCATTCAATCAACTTAACTATGGAATTGATAATGAGATAAGACATATTATTCAATACCAGTTACCAAATTTTGTTAATATAAATAGAAAGGATTCATATATAGATGACGATATGATTTGTATAACATTTACTATAAATGACAGTTCATTAAAATATGAAGTTGATAGATTTAGATTAAAAAAAATAGAAGATATAACTATAAAATCGAGCCCCCACAATATGTATTACAAAGGTAACTATAAAGATTACGACTGGGAAGTTTTAAATTATACTTATGAAATTTAAAATATTTATTTATTTGTATATCCTATTTTCTTACACTGTAGATCCTATTTTCTTACACTCTTTATTTCCATGGTTATAGGTGACATATTATTTTCAAGTAGTGGTGACTTCGGTATAGGAATCGGTCTAGATGTAGCAAATGTTGTTTTGGTTTTCGCCTCACAAACTATATCCTCCAGTGTCTCAATATGTAACCTCGGCAGTTCAGCGTGGCTCTCCCAAAAATACCTACAGTATGCCCACTTAAACTCGTAATCGTCTCCATACAAGTGTCCCAACTTTTGCATCAATACGATATTCACTTCTACGGGTAATAAGTTCAAGTTCTGTCTAGGCAACACATAACACAACTGTACAAGGTCTTCAATCGTTTGTTTCTCCTTTATCTTTAAAAATTGTGTGTCCATATGCGGAATATATTTTACAAGGTCCTTAAAAAGTGGCGCATAATGATAATTGTAACACCATCTCCAATCTATACATCCCGCCATATAATAATTAAATGTCCATTCAAGTCCTTCCAAATAATTTACACAGATTTGTCTCTTCCTATCATCTGTTATCTCAATATCAAACAGCGCCTTGTAATACCGATACTCCCAGTCTTTCGCAAAAGGGTTGACGTATTTCTCCACACTACGCTCTTTCATTGGTAACATTAATAAATCATCCATTTGTTGAATATCTGCCCCTTCGCCCAATACTTCGTCTGTATCATTTAATACCTTTTTATCATTTTTTGCAAAATATTGCGAGTTACTTTGATTTTTATTTATTCCTTGATTAAACGCATTTCTCTCGCTTCTGTTATCTCTCATGTTGTTATTGCCTCCGCTACCACCTCCTCCATCTCCTCCAGCCCTCCCAGACCATCCACCGCCTCCGCCACCTCCTCCCTCCGAAAACCTTCGCGCAAACTTGTCACGCTTCTTATGCTCATCCATCAAAAGTGTATCCTCTTGTTTTGCAATATTTTCTATAAATTCATGAAAATTCTTCCACAATATCTTATTACCTTCTGTTAAGTACTTATTTGTCTTACCCAATGTCTCCCTATATACATTTAACAATATATCTATACCCACGGTTCTTATATTTAACGCTGGAAAATGCGGCATAAAATCATTCCCCAATAAAAAACACATGAATATATAGTCTGTTATCCTATTTATTTCATTATCCCCTTTTTCTTTTAATTTACTCAAATCTCTCGCTCCTGTAACTTCTCCTCTTATATTAGCCACATTAGCCACATTAGCCTCTACATTGTTGATATACTTGATAATCGCACTCGCCAACTCCGGGATATCTAGCAAATAATCCTTATTCGCATCCAATGTAGAATCAACTGACTTTATAAATTCAGGCGTCTCACGAAATAAGTAAAGATTTTTAGTTATATGTAAATGATTCAATGTCAACATAATCAAATCTGCATCCAGACCATATACAAGTGTCGTCGTATCCGGCGAATTATGATACTCCGGATACCTTCGCATATAATCAAATATCTTATGTTCACCTTCGCCAGACTCGGAACTACTCGATACAATATATTCTAGCGTTTTTACTCCGTCTTTTGAAGCTACCGTCTTTTTACCAAAGTATACACCAACTTCCTCATTTAATTGCCTCATAAAATTAGTACCTGGTGTAATCGCCGACGTATTCCACGTTTCCTTATAATTTACACCTTCGATATCCCGCTGAATTTGCGCAGTATACCATGACTTGTATCTCCTATCGCGTTGCTGACTCAGTTTAGCAACAGGCGCAACACCATCAAAGGCAATAAATACACGAGATTTTGGCTTTAACAAATCTACATAAAAGTCAATCTTATTACATACCATTTTTATAAGCTCCTTTTCATACTCCTTGGGTTTACCCTTATCATATGTCGGGTTGTTTTTTACAGCATCGTATATCAATGAGTTACAGTCCATGTATAAATTATTTACATGACTCAAATGTTTCATGTCTTTTAGAATATGACGATACGCTTTCACTATTTTTGTGAAATAACTCGGAATACCCATCTTGTTTTTGCTGTTGTGTTGTTGTGTTGTTTGTTGTTTGTTGTTTGTTGTTTTGTGGTGTGGTTTAATAAACCTACGATTCGATAATAATGTACTGTATATATTATTATCTTTTTGTTTCTATGTATTTTACATATATATTTAATATGTTGCTTAAACATTAAGTATAAAATACAAAATACAAAATACAAAATACAATACTCAATACAAAAACATTATATTATTATATATTATATATCATATAACATATAAAATATAATATGTCAATAACTAACAATCAACCTGCTCCTCAAAATCAAAATCAAAATTCGGCAAATACCAATTTTATTAAAACATTAAGGTTATCTAATTTAGAACCAGGTGTATCTATGTCTATTGGTGGTATTCTACAACTACTATCTTCTTTATCACCTGTTTTATTATCAGGATTTTTCATTATTTCTAGTTTAAGCAATGGAAACTTAAAATGGGTAATGTATTTAGCCGGCTTTATTATCCTGCTTTTCGTTTTCTCCATTACTGCTTTCACCACTAACTCCAAATTCGAGGATATTAATAACAGAGGTTCTCCATACTGGAAACAACAATGTAACTTCGTCTCATTACCTTTCGGTCTCAGTCAATACACAATTCCCAACTTTAATAGCGCAGCATTAGCATTCATTTTTGCTTACATGTTTATGCCTATGTTACAGTATAGCAGCTACAATGTTATTATGCTTTCCATCATTATGGTGTTCTTCGTCATAGATGCAGCATCTAAAATATACTATGGATGTACCCCTATCGTCGGCGTCATAATCGGTCTCGCAATCGGCTGGATTGTTGGATATCTATGGTACCTCTTTGTTTCAGCAGCAAATAATGAAATGGTATTCTTTAATGTTGAAAACGGTGCATCAATATGCTCGCGACCCAATAAACAGACTTTTAAATGCAAGGTATATAGAAATGGTGAAGTTATACATACCATGTAAGATGTAATATAGTTTCGAGTTATATTTACGGATTAAACTTGTTACTATTATGGGAAATCCATTTCTTGAAATCATTCATTGTCATATCTCTATGAAACCCATTTGTTAGTAACTTTATGTTATGATGTTTTCTAGACAATATAGTTATATAGTTAAATACTATATTCTTAGTTATTGCCTTATGATATATAAACATCTGGTTCTCTTCGAACACAGGCTTTTTAACGCGCCTATTTACTGAATTATGAAAATCAAAAAAGAATAATTGTAAATCCTTTTTTGTTTTAATATTATCCCTTTTTAAATTTTTCATGATAGCCGTAGCATGTTCCGAGCAATCAGGACACGGAAGATTTGTACATATTTTTGTACATATATTCAAAAAGTCATGCTTCAACTCTTCAAAATATTCATCCTTCATTTTGAACGAAAGAGTATGAAATAAATACCAGGTCGCATTACCCCATTCTTTCTTTGTCGCCATATTATTAATATAATAATATAAAGACTTTTTATTTTATTAATTATACACAATTTATATTTATGTTAACTTCTAAATTAAATACGCAACACCCACAAAATTCTATTGACTTTTTCTCCGAACTTTCTAAAATTATACAAAATACATCTTCCGAGTCATTAACTGAAGCCAAAACAAATACTAATACATCAGAATCATCAGAATCATCAGAACCATCAGAATCATCAAATGTAATTATTTGCCCATCCGTGTCTCCTTCTAGTGACGATAACATTTGTCTTATTTCTAAAGATAAACTTCACCCAAATCATATTACACTTAAATGTAATCACAAGTTTAACTATATTCCAATTTATAAAGAAGTACTTTACCAAAAAACAAAATCAAATCCAATATACGAAGTTACTAAACTTCAGTCTTATCAAATTAAATGCCCATACTGTCGCACTATTACTAACAAACTACTACCATTTATACAATACCCATCTGTTAAACTCTCTAAAAATATACACTCCACCGGTTCTGATTGCTTACCCACCACCAAATGTTCTCATATTATAAAAAAATGTGACGCCAATATTGTTAATGGTGATACAAAGTGTGACAAAAATGCACTATATTATGAGGCTGAAAATCTACTATTTTGTCCTACACATTATAAAAAATATATTGCTAAAAATCCTACCGGTTCTACCGGTTCTACCGGTTCTACCGGTTCTACCGGTTCAACAAGTTCAATAGCGATTGAAAGTACTAAACCACGGTGCGTCGCTATACTAAAAAGCGGCGTTAATGTTGGTAAGCCATGTAATAGTGTCATATCTATCGATGGCTCGCAATTTTGTAAAAGACATTCGCATTAAAAGTTAACTATGACCTAGTCCAAAACTGGAATGGATACAGAAGAACTAGGCATTTATATATATATATAGTTTTTAAATATATATTATACTAAATATATTTAAAAACTATATAAAATATACTTGTGTGTATGTATATATTCAAAAATGACATTCACTATTGCTGAGTATATTTGGCTCGATAATAATAAAAAATTCAGGTCTAAAACTAAAATTATTAAGAATACTCCGGCAGACTATTCAAGCGTTCATAAATTTCCCGATTGGGACTATGATGGTTCCTCAACAGGTCAAGCCGACGGCAAAAAATCTGAAATTAAACTTCATCCCATTTTTGTATGCAACAATCCTCTACTAAATACAACCGGAAGTCATATATGGTACTCTAAACTTGTTTTGTGTGAAACATATAACCACGATGGAACACCTACTGATTCAAATACGCGACACTTCGCTTCTAAAATATTCGACTCATGTCGCGAACAAAAACCATGGTTTGGTCTTGAGCAAGAATACTTTATTTTAGATAAACGCATGCACGATGCTGAATCGATATTTTCTAATACAACAGAACATTACTGTGGTACAGGGCAACATATCGAATACCGTTCACTTGCAGAAGAACATATGCTCGCATGTACCAAAGCAGGTATTACTATTTCCGGTATAAATGCCGAAGTAAGCAAAAACCAATGGGAATTCCAAATTGGACCATCAGAGGGAATAACTGCCGCCGATGAACTGTTAGTTGCCCGATTCCTGCTCGAACGCATTGCCGAAAAATATGGTAATACGATTTCATATGAACCTAAACCGTTCGCTCATATAAATGGATCAGGATGTCATGCGAATTTTTCAACCCTCATAATGCGCACACCATGTGACGATAATGCCGGCATAATGGAAATATATCGTGTTATAAACAATATGGAAAAATATCACAAAGAAGATATACATTACTATGGTGATAGAAATGAATCACGTCTATCAGGGAAACATGAAACATCAAGTTATGATAAATTCAGTTCAGGTATCGGCGATAGAGGTGCATCAGTGCGTATCAATAATAATACACATGATGCTGGATATGGTTATTTTGAAGATAGGCGACCTGCTGCAAATATGGACCCGTATCTAGTTACTAGTATACTAATGAAACGAGTTATTGAAAATTGATTTTTATAACCAAAAGTCGGTTTAAATTTAAAGTTAGTGACCTTAAATTTAAATTACTGAATTACTAAATTACTTAATTATTATATTCAACCTCAATATTTATATAGAAACACCGGATGACCGCTTCGCTTTTCGTGCATATTTTCCTACATGCAGGTCATCATATAATTTTTTCTTCATTGTTTTGCGTCTTTTTCTGACTTCATCATAATTTGGAAGCACTTTATGTTTATATTGGTATCGGTGTGTTTTTCGAAATTTAGCATGAGGCGGTAAAGGATTTACAAGACGTGTCTTATAAAAACGTTCACCAAATCCTACAGATTCACCTTCATATCTATCATAATCCAAATCTTCTACCAACTCTTCGTACATTTCTTTTGCTGCTGTTTCGTCATATTCTTTCTTCATATCTACATATTTTTTATAATCTAAGAATGAATTAGGATTGTTAGCATCAAGCGATAATCCATCAACTATATAGTCCAGTAAACTTTCTAACCTAGAAAAATAGGTATACATAATATTTGCATATTTAATTGCTTCATCCAACATATCGCATGTTGCCTGTGTTTGAGCATCAACCCCGGGACCTGTTACATACCTTATTCTAAAACCTCTAAGATTTTCGAGAATAATATCTAATGATGTTTTTATCATAATTATCCTCTGCGAACATATATCTTTAAACTCATTCATAGTAAATATTTTAACCTTTATCATTTCATTAATATAAGTATTAAATCTACCAAACCAGTAGTCCTGTAAATTGCGTCCACTCTCAACTAACGCATTAGTTATACGTCTTTCATTTATTATGGAAAAACTAAACATTTCATCTACTACATTAGATGAAGTATAACCACTCGTTATAAATGCTTCAAATTTAGTTTTATAAAAAGTAATAATGTGTCCAGTGATAGTAAATAACATGCTATAATTATCATCTCTATTATAGTCTTTATATCCTGTAAATACACTCTTTCCGTTCACAATACTACGATTAAAAGTCATAACACCATCTGTATAAAAAGTAATAATATATTCATCCATTATCTTGTTAATTTTTGATAAATATTTTTTAGAAAGTGTCAATATTTCTATTGCTGGGTTTTTATTACCTGGTTTACGGTTAGTCATGGTATAATGGTTATCGTATACATTATCCCCTTGTGTATAATTAACAGCACACGATGATATAATTATATTTATACGCCTATTTTGTTGAATCGCAATTGGAAGTAGTGTTTCGATTAGCTTCATACTTGTATTTTCACTCAAAAATGATGTACCAGGAAATAGTTTATATAGTTCCTTTTTGGCTAACAGTTGAGTAGATTTATCTGTGTTATAATCTACGGGTACAAATACCCCCAGTGTAACCCTATTATTTATACTTTTATATGTGATTTTATGATTTTGCTTTATCATACTATCTACAACATGACCAGAAAATGCTCTTTCATGTGTTATATTTACTAGATTAAATGTATTACTAGCAGTGCATAATTCTATATTATCAATCGTAAAATACGGACATAATATGTTAAATACGATACTGCGTATATCTGCTCCTTCTTTATTATTATCAAACATTGCGTGAAACGTATGGTCTCTCAATATTTTATTTATTTCTAACATAAGACTTTGATATTTAATACCAAGTATTTGTCCCGCTTTTCCAATTTCTATTATTCTTAAGTATTTATTAGCAAGAATTTTCATCCTCGGCGATAATTCATTTGCGATTGACCCATGAGCAATAACAAACGCATAATCCTCCCCATTTATTTTTGGATGCGTATCAGATAAGTCAGCCAACTTTATTTCTTCTTCTTCTGACATAGGTTGTGTCCTAAACATAGGATGTTTATTATACCCCACAACCTGTAAATTTGTTGGGGACGGTGAATTAACATCTGGTGTAGTAACCTCAATATCAGAAATGTCTGCAGCTACGGGATCATATGGATTAGGACCTATCATTAAATTATATGCATCTAACTGATAAATCGCGTTCATAAATTGTACCGTATCATATAGGGGCATAAAAAGTCGACTTTCCATTGCATTTATACGTGTTATAGTTATACACGGAATTAATGCATCTCTAAGTTTTCCCTTTACAAGTATCTTCCCAAATAATTCTTTTTTATTTAATCTTTTGAGTATGTCATATATAGTAGGTGATAAATACGCGTAAGTACTTGGAAACATTTCTATATTCATAAGCATTATAGCCTGCGCTTTTGATTTTACAGAAGCTTGTTGTTTAGTTAAAAATGCTAAAGGCAAAGGACGATTGTGTTTATATACAAAAGGTTTCATTCGATATCCTGGTGCTGTCCTGCTTGCACCATTGCCCAAAACTGGAATACGCGTTGCATCTTCAACAATATCCAATTCTGGTGTATATGATGTTAATAGTCCACGACCCCTTGGCGATAATTCTACAGGTGGTGCAGGTGGGATATTCTCTCTAATGCGACGTTCTAATACTTTCCTCTTCCTTTTTGTTGGACTATCTAGAGGCGGATTTAAGTCAAATACATCTCTAACTTTATCATCTAGTCCTTTATCTATAGACTCGGGCACGCTATCGCCTTGAGAATGAATATTCGCATGATATGAAAGTGCACGATCGCGTCCATGACCAGGAAGTTTACTAACATCAACTATTTTACTTTCATATTTTTTCCCCGGCGATATTAGAGATAATCCATGCGAGGATGCATGCGAGGATGCATGCGAGGATGCATGCGAGGATGCGGACTTCGCTAATGCCGCACTAGACACTCGTACCGGCTCATGTAGACTCAATCTGTCGCTCGTTTTACTACTACTACTACCAGATGACCGACCTCCTTTATATATTTTAAAACGAGTAACCCTTTTCTTATGTTTTTTTATACCTTTCTTCCGAGTTCTCATTTATACCCTAAATATATATAATACATATAAAATATTATACTACCAATATTCCACATATTCCACATATTCCACATACTCCGTATAACCCCTCGCTCCCCATCCTCCGCGCAGCATTATGCTAACAATTTACTAATATCTTTATATATTTATCACATCATAATGGTAACAATACCCCGCGAAATGGGCAGGGCGGACGCCGAATAAGTGATGATGTATGAAAATTTCAACTCTCGGAGGCCATTTTTCAAAAATGGACAAAAATAAATGTCCATTTTCGGAAAACGGGGGTAGAGATTTGAAAAAAACAATGCATTCGTCACTCAGAGCATAATGCTCTAAATCGCGTTTTTAAGTTGAATATTTTGTTACCATAACTTTTTTATAATTTTGTACAAAAAGGACCTAGAAACATCTTATTATATTAGTATATAGACGCGTTAATGAAAATGCCTAAAGAGAATTTTAAAAAATTCGTGTGTGAAATATGTGACTTTATATCTAGCAGACAAAGTGAATATAATCGGCATCTTTTAACTGGTAAACATAAACGGTTAACAAATCATGAAAATGTTAACAAAGATGCGAAGACATTTGTCTGCGACTTATGTAGCAAACAATATTTTTCAAGGGTTGGGTTATGGAAGCATGACAAAGTATGTACCAAAAACCCAAATACTTAAGTCCATGACCACAACGATGAAGCTGTTCCACAAGTACACGAGAATGAGATACTTGAAACAACAATAACTATAACTACAACTACTACAACTACAACTACAACTAAAATTACCAAAGTAAATAAATAATATATGTAACCCTATATAGTAACTATCCGCAGCATAATGGTTAGTTACTATAATAAATAAATACTCGATATGACACCATAATGGTAACAATACCCCCGCGAAAAGGGCAGGGCGGACGCCGAATAAGTGATGATGTATGAAAATTTCAACTCTCAAGGTCCATTTTTGAAAAATGGACATTTATTTTTGTCCATTTTCAGAAAACAGGGGTAGAAATTTGAAAAAACATCGACTTCATCACTCAGAGCATAATGCTGTAAATTTGGTTTTTAAGTTGAATATTTTGTTACCATAACTTTTACAACTTTTATATATATATTATATGAAAAGGGTTTAGGTATTTTATATTAACGATATATAAGGTCGTTAATGAAAATGCCTGAAAAAAATTCCAAAAAATTTGAATGTAAGAGTTGTGACTTTATATGTAGTAAACAAAGCAACTATGAAAAACATATATTGACATCAAAACATAAAAAGTTAACAAATACGGAAAATGATAACGAAAATGCTAAAATATTTGTCTGCGACACATGTAGCAAACAATATTTTTCAAGAGTTGGGCTATGGAAGCATTATAAAATATGTAACAAATTTACAAACAAGATACTAAATGAGACCGAAATAGATGCGAATACGGGTAATACAGAAAAAGAAATAAATCACGCAATCACAAAAGACATGTTTATGGAGCTTATTAATGATAATAAAGAAATGATAAAAATAATCAAAGACCAACAGGAGCAGATAAAAAGTATGATTCCTAAAATGGGTAATACTATAAACAATACTACTAATAACAACAACTTTAATTTAAATGTATTTCTCAATGAACAGTGCAAAGATGCTATCAATATAAACGAATTTATTAAGTCTTTGAAAATAACACTTGAAGACCTTTACTTTACTAGAAAAAATGGAATTGCTCAAGGAATAAGTAACCTCATGATTAATGGTCTTAAAGAATTAGATGTTTATAAGCGTCCGATACATTGTACTGACCTTAAACGTGATACTGTGTATATTAAAGAACATGACAAATGGGAGAAAGATAATAATAATACCATAATGAAAAAAACAATTGAAACTGTCGCAAATAAACAGCGAAATAAAATATCAGATTGGGTAGATTTACACCCACGTTGGATTGAAGATGAAAAACTACAATACGAATACTTGACTATATTAAACAAAATAACAGAGCCTATCGAAGATGACGACAAAATAGAAAAGAAAATTATAAGAAATATAGCACGAGAAGTTCAAATAACAGATATTAAAAAATATTAATACATATTTAATTAAATATATATAAAAAATATGTATTAATATTCTATAGTATATTAAGTATAGCATGGAGACAAAAGAACAACTAGTGCAACATATTAAGGGATGGATGTCAAACGATAATGAAATACGTGAAATACAAGCACGGCTTAAAGAGCTAAAAGATAAACGCAAAGGATACGCCGATAATTTAGTAGAAATTATGCGCAAAAATGAAATCGACTGCTTTGATGTAAATGACGGCAAGCTTATTTATACAAAAACAAAAGTAAAGGCACCTCTTAATAAAACTACTTTAGCTACTTCACTAATGAAGTATTTTAAAGATGACGATGAACAAGCAAAAGAATTAGTACAGTTTTTGTTAGAGTCACGTGAAGAAAAAGTTAAAGAATCAATACGCCGTAAAGTGCAAAAATAATAATATACTAGTATTATAATTGTGTGACACATAATTATAATACAATGCTCCCTTCATCACATCGAAGAAAGAAAAACGACTTAACACATAATGAACTCATAACTTTAGGTGACATTGAGCGTTATTATAAAAAAACAAATACACCTAGAGATGATACACCTAGAGATGCTACAGATGCGAGAGATAAATCGAAAATCAAAAAACAATATTCAAAACAGAATTTAGAAGAAAAATATGAAGATAATGATGATGAAGATAATGACGCAGAGTTACATGAACTTTTACCTTCCTATATAGAATCTACTATATCAGATAAAATGTCGTTACATGATTTAGAGGAAGAAGAAGATTATGAAAGTAAATTCAATAATGGCTTGTCAATAAAAAAACACAAAATGACAAATATAAGATACCCCTTTTCTGATAAATCTTCAGACCATTTAACACGTGACCTAGATAACATATATGAAAGTTTGAGCGAACTGGGTAATACAGGTGATGGTGAAATTTTAGTTGAGTATTTAGTTTACTCTATAAATAAAAATGCATATAAACCATTTTTAGAATTCATGTTGTATAAATCTAGCGATGATGATACATTTTATTTCCCAAATTTCTCACAGAGTACTTCAAAATATGATATACTAGATAATGCCTCCTTTCTATTAAACAACTTATTCGGCCATGGTTTATGCGAATTTAAAGGCAGACTTGTCGAATCTCCCATCATGAATGATGTAAAAAGTGCATACATTAATAAACGCGTCATATTATTATATGAACTTAAGGAAAAAAATGATACCGTAATTCGGTTTAGAAGTAGTGACACACTATGGTGGGGTACAGTAAGTGAAGTATTCAACTATAGGAAGATACTATTTTATAATATAAGCGAGACAGTTACTGACGTATTTTTAGCTTATCCTGAAGCCATAAAACTTTTCCATAAAGCATCATTAATAGAAACACCTATGGTCGTTTTTAACGGAAGTGACAGTAATACTGCGAAATATAATGCTGTTTTCTCTATTAAAAAATCGAATATTGAATCACGATATGGGCCTTTTTATTATTTTACGGATTTGTATAATTCTATGCGATATGCATGTTATGATGTCGAAACAAATGAAAAGAATACAAAGGGTGGCTTAGTTAGATTTGTTATCTATCCGGGCAAAATGAAAATGTTTTTGCAAAAAAACAAACCAGATAAGTCAGAAATGGCGAAATACATTTGTAGTAAACATCCTATTGAAAAAAATACTATACAATTTAGAGATAACGACTGTAAATGGACAGAACAATATAACTCTGCATATAATGGCGCATATGAAATACCTATTAAAAAATCAAATACTACAGCAGAAGATGATGCTGGCGCCTATGATGCTGCTGGTGTTGGTTTCTTTGCTAATGATTTAGAAATTGAACCTGAACCTGAACCTGAACCTGATTTTGATATTGAGTTTTTAAATGGAGGAGATAAAAGAAACAGTACATATTATTTAGCAATGCGTATATGCATAAGTGAATATAATTTTCAAACACCTTTATCGTATTATTATATAGATACGAAAGATATACCTAATAAATATGAATATGATTTTAAAAAATATAAAATAATATAATATATACAAGTTATCAATGAGAATGGGAAGTTTAAAAACGTGGGTTATTTTGATTTTAGTTATTTGTTTATTAAACCCGGCAATATTTGCAATACTCGATTTTTTGGAAGTCGATAGAAGTACATATGATTCATACATAATTTGGGGGAATGCCCTGATAATATTTTGGTTTGTTCTGAATGATACGAGGTCATCTGATCTGCTACATATATGAGACTCTTGTGAGACTTAAAAACATGATATGCATGAGTGTTCGTGAGAAATGCGTTAATTCGGCCAAAATATAATATATATAAAATGTGCGTTTAGTTAAAAATATCGATTTTATAACAAAATATTATATTTACGTATTATATAATATTTTTATGTCAGATATTATTGATTATAATAGTGATTTAGAATATTTATTAAAAATTCATGCTGAGGAATGCGAGTCATTTTCTATATTACATCGTTACTCTTTCGAAAAATATAGCGAACGCTCCAACTATATAAATATACCAGTTATTATACTGTCTAGTGCAATCGGTTTTGCAACAGGTATCGATATAGGGTACGATAAAATGAACATTATATTAGGTGTTAGTAGTATTTTTGTAGGTATAATCAAATCAATTGATACGTATTTTCAGTTAGGTAAGCGTTCGGAATCTCATAGAATATGTTCATTGCAGTTTCAGCAAATAAATAAAAAAATAATGATAGAATTATCGTTGAAACGAGACCAAAGAATATCCGCAAAAGATATGCTGCAGATTATTAAAACCGATATAAAAAATTTACAGGATATCGCACCACTAATTGATGAAGAAATAATAGAAATGTTTAAGAAAAACTATGGTGTTCTCGATATATCGTCTAATAAAATTAAATTTTCAGCTCATACACCGAATTTATGTAACGGGTTGAGTCAAGTAACTATAAACGGTGATAAATCTACTGACGATGATGAAGAAAAGGGGAGACGAGGTCGGAGAAGTAATAGTCGTGGTTCACGTGGGTCACGGGGTTCTCGAGGGTCACGCGGTTCTTCTCATGATTCAGATGATGATAATAGCGATGGTGATAATCATAATGGGGGCGGACATTCGAGAGGTAGTAAAAGAAATGATAAAAAACGCCCATCAGATGGTAATGCATCTTCTGGAAGTGCATCATCGGGGTTTATTAGTTCTGTATCAAATTTATTCAATAAAGGGGTTAATTTGATTAAAGGTAATACGCCGTCGCCTCCTCCTTCCGACTCTGATGCAAATAATAAACATAAAAGATCGAATACTAGTAGTCGAAATAGTAGTCGCAACAACCATCATATAAATAAAAACTCAATTATCGAGTTGACTGATATTGTTGTACAGGGTAATAACAGTAATGAGTTACAAGGTATTATAAATAATAAAATGCCTATTAATAACATAGCTGCTAGTATTAAAAGTACACCATCAGTAGTAAGTAACGGCAACAACATCAATAACGCCGCCAGTGGTCTATTACTAACCGAGTCACATGTACAACAACTACAACTATTACATCAGTTGCAACAAGAGCAACAACAACAACAACAACAACAACAACAACAACAACAACAACAGCAATCAAGGCAACCATCTCGCAGTGCATCTATCAACTCTCATCAGTCACACCATTCTCATCCATCTCAACATTCTCATCAGTCCTTTAACCCGGTTAACTTTACAAATGCAATAACCACACCATCTCTTGTAGCTAGTGCTGAATTTATCTTTAATAATAACAACCCCATTCAACCTCCAACTCCTACTCATGGTCATGGTACTAATAGTCAGCATCTATCTAAGCCTCCTAGTTTGGCCGGTTCTACACATAATTCTGTTATGGGTGCTTATACGCCGCGTAATATAAACGAGCTTGATAATAATAACAGTAATAATAATGCATCCAATCAAGTTATAGAAATACACGAAATAGAATCTTCAATCCCTGCAGCCTCTTTTGAAAATTTACCACCAAACCTTAACCTTAATCTCAACAGCAACACAAATATAAATCCCGAGGATGATGACAGCGGAGCGCTCATGTAATACGTCCCATCCAACCAATACAACCCATATTGGTTTAATATAATATATATAAAATTGAAATAAAGATAAACTACTTACATAATAATAAGAACCCTATACAAAAAGGAATGGAAAGACGTTTAAACAAAAAAATAGAAGATTACTTGATTTCATTCAAAAATGATATCGCTAAAAAATTACAACAAATGGTAAATGGACTTGAAATACATGATGCATCGACAAGAGATGAGATGATGAAATCCATTGATAATACAAAGTTACAATGTAACTCTATGGCTGGGTTTGTATACAACTATGAAAAGTTGCGACTTGGGAAAGACGACTTTATGAAACGAAAACGTGTCAAGAGTGTTGTACCTATGTATGAAAGATGCTCTGCAAAACGGGCAAATGGTGAGCAGTGTACTCGACGCAAGAAGGATGATGAGGCTTACTGTGGAACACACATCAAGGGAACGCCTCATAGTATTATCGATGAAGTCGCGTGTGAAACTCCTACGACGAAGAATGTGAAAGTTGATATCTGGGCACAAGATATTAAAGGTATTATATACTATATTGACAAAGCAGGCAACGTGTATGACACAGAAGATATTATGAAAATTGATAAATATCCGAAACGCATTATTGCAAAATATCACCAAGATGAAGCAGGAAAATATAGCATCCCTTCAATGTTTGGCCCTTCATCCGTGTCGATGGCGTAGACTGTAATAGATTGAAATATAATAATTTTTATATAATAAATTTTATATATACTTAAACATAAAACAAGGTATATATAAAATACTTAATTTTTTCATATCAGTCAAATGTCCCATTCTTATAACCCACATAATGCCGATATTCATGTAAAGATTGATGGTATATGGCGCCCAGCCGATGAACAACAAAAAGCAGCATATATTGCTTATAAGTCTAGACATCACAACTACAGAGAGACGCCATATACACATGGAAATGATATAACTATATTTCGCGCGGATATTAATAATCCGGAAAAAAATGATGACCCATATATGCCTACCTATTTTAAATTAGAAGGTTCAAGGCGTAGTACTGTTGCAAAATATCCTATTATCGATATGAATGATATATATACCTTTTTAACAGAGGGAGTATCTGGTAACGGTAGTCGAAATGGGGCAGGATGGGTCAAATCGCGTAACTATCAGACATGGGCTTATGTCGACTTTGTATATGATACTAATGCAACACGCAAATGTTATATGTCAAGATATTCTACATACCTTGCTTTTCCTGCAGGATTCGATAGTAAAAATGTTGTTACGATTGATATAGAAGGGTTGCCTCCGAATATTATATTTTCAATGTCACGCAATGATAATAATAGTGTGTATTATGAAAAGAATGAAGGTGGACCTATACGTGTGAGAATATGTGACAGTGAATATGCGCGTTTAGGATACCAAGGGTTTTATACAAGAATAACTATGGATGTTGGTATTATTATTACTCATCCCGATGGGTCAGAAAACGTGGAACCAAATATCATGTAAACACGTGTTCTCTAAACCATAAATTTGCAACATACTTAACTCCGCTCTTAACGGGTAAACCTGCATGAATTGCTTTAGGATGACACTTATTGCTGTTTGTAGCAAGTGGATTAAAAACTACGGCACTATATTTGGGTGGTTTAAATTTTTTATTTAATACAGGAAAGTTGGTAGCACCTTCTGTAAATTCATCGTTTAGATATATAAGAACCGTTTTTATACGTTGTCCTCCTCTTTTGATAAATTCGGTACATAAATGGTGTCCATCACAACATGAGTCATGATGTTCGTTATAATATCCACTTGGTTCATACTTAACTACCTGCAATGCTTCTGCATTTTCAATGGGTAATTTAACAATACCTGAGATTTTTACCATAATATTCATAATAATAGGGTCGTCTTTATATAACCATGTTGATTTACTTTTACGAATTGTGGTATCAAGAGTATCTCCAAGAATACGACTATCATTAAAATACATAGACGACTTATTTATAATATGTGTTGCTTCTTGTTCAGTGATAATGTTATCTACTATATAAGGGTCCTCATATGCATCAGTCATTAGGGCATAATTACCATTTTTAAAAAAATTTTTAAATATTATAACTAGAGTTATAACTGCAAATATAATAATATATACTTTATATTCGGTTTTTAACATTTATATTTATAATATAATAATAAAAAATTATGTATTTTAATACAGATAAATTAAAGTTTTTAAATAAAAAATATATACTGTAAATATATACTGTAAATATATACTGTAAATATATACTGTAAATATATACTGTAAATATATACTGTAAATATATACTGTAAATATATAATGTAAATATATAATGAAAAATACTACACGAAAGAATAAATATTATGTATTTACTTCTAAAAATAAGAAATATACTCCTGTAGATTATTCATATTTGCTCGGTAAAGTTAAAGGTATAAATGATGACCTAATGAAAATACACTTCAAGTTGTATGAAGGTTTAGTTGGGGCAACAAATGCCTCACTAGAAAAAATAGAAAATACATACAAAGGTGGTGTAAAAGATATAATATCTTATAATGGTATTCAAAAAGAGTTCTCGTTTTTCTTTAATGGTATGCATCTGCACGAGATGTATTTTGGAGTTATGTGTGGAGAAAATATGGATAAAATGGATGAGGGTTTAGTTAAGGCGATAAATAATTCATTCGGTTCTTTTGCTTTATGGAAGAAAAATTTCATGGAAACAGCGAATATACCTGGTGTAGGTTTTGTCGCATTGTGTCGAGATAAAAAAAATGGAAACTTAATGAATCTATGGATTAATGAATTTAATATAGGAGAACTAATATGTGTCGACTTATTACTTGTTATGGATATGTGGGAACACGCATATTTATGTGAGTTTGGGTTAGACATTAACAAATATCATGAGATATTTTTAAAGAATGTAAACTGGAGTGTTGTATCAAAGTATTTTAATAGATCACTAGGTTTATAATTCATATTCAGTATTATATTCATGATTATATTCCATGATTATATTCCATGATTCTGTTATATAATAATTTCTACAATTATTATATAATGAAAATTACAAAGTTGGTAATAGTACATTTATTTCATATACTATTTGTCGGAGGTCTATTTTTATATTTAGGAATTACTAGAAATGCATGCCCCACATGGTTATACACAGCGCTTATATTTTTAGGTATAGGAATAATTATTGCACACGGTTTGAAACTACTTTCAAATCCACGTTCGATTATTTCATGGTTTCACGTATTACTAGTAGCACCTCTAGTTATATATATTGGTTATAATAACAAGCAAACTGACTTACTTTTTTACAAGCTAATATTCTTAGAAGGTATTTTGGCTATTGGTTACCACTCATATGCGTTATATAATAATATGTAATATACAGATACAAATCATTTCTTTTTTGCAAGTATTTCCCAGCATCGTGTAAAACACGACTTTGCAACTTCTTCAGCGATTTTTTCGACTTTATTTATGTCAAATTTCCCCTTAGATGCGTCAATTAAAAAGTCAATAGAGTCTGAAACAATATTTCCAGTTATCAAATTAAGAGCTTCTAGTTTATGTTCTGTCAACATAACCTTATTGTTCATTACTATTTCTTTAAGCAAATTAATTACAAATGCCTTCTTATTACTACCTGACTCATTTGTTTGTTCTACAATTATCATAGCGATTCGTAGAAGACGCATTACTGTTTCGGGGGTAACTTCTAAATTATTTTCCTTGACTTGTTTCAAAAACTCTTCTTGACAGTAAGCGAAGTCTTTTACCACTACTGTAATCATCTCTCTAGTTCCACTGGTTTCAGATTGGATATGCGTAGTATTAGATTTGTTTGACTGGGTGGTGGGTGCTGAAGGTGTGGTGGGTGCGGTGGGCGAGGTGGGTACTGTAGATGAACTCGAGCTATTTGTATCCACAATCGGATGTATATGCGACTCATCCAAAACAGGGAGTATCAATTTATCTGTAACTTGAGTAGATGATTCGTTGTCAGTTTCCTTCGAAACAAATACGGGCGAAGATACGGGTGATTTTTCTACATAAACAGGTGAGTCACACTGTTCGTTGGTATTTACTATCTCAGTATTTTCCATTGTATAACTATGTACTATAATATATACTTATAAAAAATATTTTATATTGATTTAACTATTAATATATAATATATTGATTTAACTATTAATATATAATATAGAGATAGTTAGATATGCTTGGGTATATATAATTATATAAACTAAACAATAAAAAATATATATTTTTTACTGTTTTACTGTTTCACTGTTTTACTATTTTATACTAGATATTCACAATATTATTTTCATATGTATTCAGTTAATATGGTGCAGTAGATGTCCTACTGTGTGCCGAACTTTGCGGTGTTGGTGCCGAAAGCATCCTTCCAATACGAGCACAACCTGGAGAAGCGTGACTTGAAAATGTGTCATCGCCCATACCTCCTCCACAGGAATAATAGTCTCCTTCGTCCTCGTCACCGCTACACATTCCGCTTGGATGACGCATTCCGATAATCGCTTCGCGAGATAAATGGCGTAACCTTGACCCAACTCCGCGCGATGACGGGGTGAAATCGCATACGATTTTGTCGTTTTCCTTGTTTTCCTTGTTCTCCTCGTCCTCTTCAGCTTCCCCAGATTTTGCATCGCCACCCGCATCAGTGCTAACGGGGCGCGTCGGTGTTTTTGGAGACCCGTGGGCGTAGGCACTTGCAACATCATCCGGACTGTAACACAGTTGTGTATCGTTATCGACACACCCTCCACCAGAATGCGCACGTCTGGGAGCAGCCGGAGGAGCATAGTAGTCGCATGCATAATCATCATCATATCGGTTTCCATATCTAGGTGTTGCACTGGGCATAGAACTCAAGATTTCGGTCTGGAGAGGTGTGATGTCATTCACGGTAACAGACCTCTGCTCAATCTGCGATGCCTGGCGCGCAGCAACATATCTTTCGCCAATTGATGCAGCCATTAGACCGCTAATACATACAAACAAATCGTCTGCAAGCTGAATCATGAAAGGGTCTTCGCTCAGATTTTTTTCCGTTACATAGGCAAGAAACTTCTCCTGGAATGCCGTAACAACTCCTATAAGTCGGTCTTTCTCCTCGATCGAAACGTTGTAAGGTATGCGTCGCATGTTTTGAAGGAATACGAGAGCTTCATTCACAGTCGTAATCGTGTCAAGACGCCACAACTCTTTTTCCACATTTTCGTCATTTGTCGGTACTTGCACCACCGCGTCTTGTGAGTAAGTAAACAGCGCCTCTGTTCTTCGGGATGTATTTGATGGACAATCGGTCGAGAAGTATGTCATGTCACACACAACGGCCGTGACATCCCATGGAACGCGAACATAGAACGTACGCGATGAATCGTAGATAAGGTCGTCAATCCGTATTTCATTCTTCCAGCTCATCGATGTGAAATCGTATAACTCCACATTTGTTGAAAGTTTGACATTGGAGTATGCCGTATTGACCGCAGACCAGAGGATTTCGCCGAAAATACAACCCGTTTTCTCGACATCGTCAATGAACCATTGCTTCGATTTCGGGAACTGTGCGCACAAATTTTGAAGCATCGTCGAGTCATGGTCTGGACCATAACCAATCATGATTTGTGTCGCCGGCTTTTGCGGAACTGTAAGAGTAGGTGTTAGTAATGTTGCAAGCTGTTGTGCGCGGTTTTCTCCTTCATTGTTCGCTCCATCCGTCAGGAAAATATGCATCCTGTGAACTAACTCCTCGTGAATAGTCTCGTCGGGCTTGATATACTCACTCTCTGCCGACATGAGACGAGCAATCTCTTGGAAACATTTCTGAAAATTTGTTCCTCCGCGTGGACTGATACCCTTGACTGTCTCAATGAGCTGGTCTTTGTTTTCTCTTGTCACGCGAGATGGGGAAAGCATGCATGTAGCGAATGAATCAAAGCTCACGATTGAGATGTAGAATTCGGCGTGCGGATTTTCTTCCTCTTGGGATGCAATGTATTCAATCATATTTGTAAGAGTCATGTGTACAAAGTCCATCTTCGTTTGTGCCGCCTGTCCACGCCTGGTTGCTGTTTCTTGCATTGACCCGGATGCATCAACCGAAACATACATGACGAGTCGCATCCTTTTTCTTGAACCGACTTCACCTGAAAGAGCGGGAGCCGGGATAACAATCTGGAAAATACCACGGTTAAATTCGCCTCCAACTCTAGGTTCAGATTCGCCAGAGGAGGAAGTATGCAGCCGCGTGTTTGATACGAGATTGAATGAAGCTTGCATTGTTTGATGTCGGGTTGGTAACTGTAATTCGCTTGATACGCTTTTTGTCTATATTCAAATAACGTGTATTTTTTTGCTTCAATTTTCTATTTCAATCATTTATAAATGTTTACTATGCACTAATTAAATAAATAACTAAATAGCTAACTATCAAAGTTTTTAACTTGTATGTTTTTTAACTTATGTAGTAAAAATAGAGACAAATTTTGCGGTATTACCTTTATTCCTAAAAATTGTGAATTATCTCTATTCATTAATCCTACTAATTCGGTTATATTATATACTTCTATAGGCGGATTTCGGTTTTGTTGTGCTATTGTTACCTGAAAATTGGTAATAGAAATAATTATAGCAACATGACCGTATTTGAAATCATCATCGTCTTGTATCTTTTTCCAGAATAGAAGGTTACCGGGTTTTAAATATGATAGTATTATTTTATTAGGGTTTTCATAACCGAAACCATAGGGATATTGATACGTTTTTAATGAAACAGTTGTGGACTTGTCCGTAATATTGTATAGTGTATTTATCGAATAAAACATATCTTCAGCATCAACTATTGATGGGAATGTATAGTTACATTGTGTTGAAAAAATACGACGTATTAATTCTATGCATTCGAATGGAATACCGTATGGAGATTTATACTTATCAACGTCAGTGTTTTGTGTTTTGGTTAATAATAATATTGGGCTGTTTACGTACGAAGATACTAAATACGGATTTGTATTTACTATATTTGACATGGCGGTGTTGCTGTTGCTGTTGTTGTTATGATGCTTGTAGCAACTGTTATAATTTACATATGTAGTGTTATTATTTGGAGTAAATGAATATGAAAGATTTAAATTATTTGACATGTATTACTATATAATAATATATGTGAACAAAATATATAACTAATTTTTACCATATTTTTAGTTATATATTTTACAGTTTATTAAATAGTAGTTATACTGGATTCATCCCGCCCATGCACCTTTTGTTGGGTCATCTGGATTAAAGGTTGGAGAAGTAGCCCGATTTACTACTTTTTTATGTAATGCGGCAATTTCAGGTTTTTTATTTTTATCATCTGCTGAACCGCGTAGACCAATAACATATGTTGCTTTTGGTGAAAACGGTGCAGGTTTAATTGGTACACCTTTTTTTGGGTCATGTGGTTTAAATGTTGGAGAAGTAGCCAGATTTACTACTTTTTTATGTAATGCGGAAATGTCATGTTTTCCCTTTTTACCATATGCCGGACTGCCTAGACCAATAACATATGTTGCTTTTGGTGAAAACGGTGCAGGTTTAAATGCTACGTCTTGTTTTGCATCTTGTTTTGCTTGTTTTTCTAACGCCTCAGCCATTTTTCCAAATGAGGCACCTGGGCCGACTTTTCTACTTTGAGAAGAACCACTCGGTTTTGCGCTAGCCCTTTTTCGACTTCTAGATGATGAGCGTTTTTTAGAAGGTGAACCATAATCGTCTATATTTACAACTTCAAGATCGAAATCATGTTCAGGTTCATAATTTGAACTCTTTTTTTTCAAACCCAAAGGTGACCCAAGATTATGTAAAACTTCGGGTTTAATATTTTCGAGAGGGACTAAATTAGCCATAACTTCGTTTAACATTTTACGGCTTTTCATATAGCGTGTTGCTTCTGTTATTCTACCTTCTCGTAAAAGTCTTTCATATCTTTCGAGCCTTCTTGTTTTGTTTCCTTTTTTTTCTGGCTGTTTTGCTAAATCCAAACCTTCTAATAAATTTGTTTTTTTTCTTAATGTTTGTCTACCCATTGCCGCTGCTCCAAATGCTTTTAAATGTTCTTTCCCGAATTCGGCTATATCGGGAATTTCTGATAATAGCATTACTTGTGCTTTCCTCCCTGCAGCTTTTGGTGCTGCTGCTGCTGCTTTTGGGGATGCTGCTTTTGGAGATGCTGCTTTTGGGGATTTTACGACAACTATTGGTGCTGCTGCTGCTGCTTTTGGGGATTCCTCCCAATTCAATTTATTAACTACTACTTTACTAATATTTCCTCGTCCAATATTTCTGCTCCATGAATCAGAACTTTCACCTTTTGGTGAAATAACCGGTGCTTTAAATACAGATCCTTTTTCTTTTGCTGCTTTCGCCGCTGGTCCAAATTTAACACCCGATAATCCTTTTATTGACCCTTTTGGAGATTCTACGATAACTATTGGTGCCGGTGCTGCTCCTTTTTCTAATGGGTTAATACTAAATTTCATTTTTTTTGTTTTTTTTTGGGGGCTACTGTCAGACGAAGATGACCGTTTGTTTCGGGAAGATACATTAAGAATCACAGGGGCTGCTCCAACAACCATTGGTGCCGGTGCTTTTGCTGCTGCTACCCTTGCTGATAATTTTTCTACCAATGCTTTTACGTCTCTAAAGTTCGATCTTGCCACCAATGCTTCTTTTCTTTTTTCGGCAGCCGATGGTGATTTATTTGTTCTTGCCGATCTTGCCGCCAATGCTTCTCTTACTGCTATTGCTTTTCTTACTGCTAACATTTGTGTTGCATCTGCTAACAGTTTTCTTAATGCTGGTAGCGATGTTGCTGCTTCCGAAGACGGTACGACAGTCATAGGTGCTGATGCTGCTCCTTTTGCTGATACTGCTTTTGGAGATGCTCCTTTTGCTGATACTGCTTTTAGAGATGATACTTTTGGTGATGCTGATGCTGCAGAATCTGCTGAACCCACAGATGACCAATGTGCGACCCATGATTTTGGAGATGTTCCTTTTGGAGCTCCTTTTGAAGACGCCGACGATGTTACAGAATCTGCTGAACCCACAGATGGCCAATGATCGACCCATGATTTTGGAAATGCTGCTGCCGCTGCTTTTGGAGATGCTCCTTTTGCTGATGCTTTTGGAGAATCAAAATTCATCATCAGTGATGATTGTACTGGTGCTACTACCGCTACTGGTGCTGCTGCTGCTGCTCCCTTAGATTTAAATCCAGGTGGTCCTGGAAAAAATACAGGAAGCGGAGCAGGTCCTCCTTTTGCGTCAGTAGACTTAATTTTAACCATAATTTTAGGTTTCGGTTTTAGTTTCTTACTACTACCACTAGAAGATGACCATGAACTTTTCGGTGGTGGTGCTACTGCTGCTGCTGATAATGCTGCTGATACTGCTTTTGCTGATGCTTTTGGAGATGCTACAACAACTACTGGTGCTGCTGGTGCTGCTGATGCTACCGGTGCTGCTGCTGCTGATAATGCTGCTGATACTGCTTTTGCTGATGCTTTTGGAGATGCTACAACAACTACTGGTGCTGCTGCTGCTGATGCTACCGGTGCTGCTGCTGCTGCTGATGCTACCTGTGCTGCTGCTGATACTGCTTTTGGAGATGCTACAACAACTGCTGGTGCTGCTGCTGCTGATGCTACCGGTGCTGCTGCTGCTGATAATGCTGCTGATACTGCTTTTGCTGATGCTACCGGTGCTGCTGCTGCTGCTGCCTTAGATTTAAATCCTGGTGGTCCTGTAAAAAATGCAGGAAGCGGAGCAGGTCCTCCTTTTGCGCCAGTAGACTTAATTTTAACCATAATTTTAGGTTTCGGTCTCTTACTACTACTACTAGATGACCAATGTGCGACCCATGATTTTGGAGATGTTCCTTTTGGAGCTCCTTTTGAAGACGCCGACGATGTTACAGAATCATCTGAACCCACAGATGGCCAATGGTCGACCCATGATTTTGGAAATGTTACTTTTGATGATGACGATGATGATGATGACGATGATGATGATGGTGATGATGATGATGCATGTGACCCTTTCGCCATTAAACCTCGTTTTACACCACTATGAGATGAAGACTTTCCAACTTTTCTTGTTACTTGTTTTTTTCTTAAAAATAAATTACCCATCCATGCTCCGATACCTTTTTTGGGAGACGCTGGTGCTACGGCTTTTATACTACTCGAAGAAGAATGTCGCGATGATGCTGCCGAATTACTACGTTTTAATAATCCTGGTCCTCTTATACCAGCAGCTTTAGCTGGGTTCCTCGTAATTGCATCTTTAATTTTTGCTCCCATTCTGCTGAATAATCCCGCACGAACGGGTGCATGTGATACTACTCCGCGTGCATGCGCCAAAGCTGCTATTCCTGTTCTTGCAGATGGTCGTGGTCGTGGGGATGGTGGTGAACCAGAGTGAGAAGAAGCAGATGACGCACTCGATGATGATGCCGATGACGCACTCGATGATGATGAACTAATACGACGTCGTGCTAATCCTGGTCCTCTTATACCAACACCTCTACTACCCATTCCTGGACGAGCTGGCGGTGCTGCTGCCGCCGCCGCTGGTGCTTCTACTATTGCAGGGACAACCCTAGCACCTCTAAATTTTGCTCTAATTCTGCTAAACATTCCCGGACGAGCTGGTGGTGCTGCTGCCGCCGCCGCTGGTGCTGCTACTATTGCAGGGACAACCCTAGCACCTCTAAATTTTGCTCTAATTCTGCTAAACATTCCCGGACGAGAAGAATGAGAAGAACGGGACGATGATTCAGCGGCTTTTCTTAATGCTTCTAAACGTTTTGCTTCTGCTCTTTTTTCTTTCCATGTATTAAATAGTACTGTACCGTCTCTATATTTTTCTCCAATTTTTCTCTTGGTTGTTCTATAAACCTCTGGTCCTTTTTTTCCAACATATGTTGCGGCTTGCCTAGTTTTACGAGTTAAAGCTGCTACTCCTTTAAACCCAAGGGCTAATCCTTTTAGTGCTATTTTTTTAGTTCCTTCTTTTACAAATTTTGCGCCTTTTGCAACAGCATAGTATGCAGGTGCTCCTGTTCTAAGTCGTTCACTATCTCTTGCTTTCCTTTCTGCGCTCGATAATGGACTTTCGCTACTTTCATGTCCTAATTTTCTAGCAACTTCTCTAGCATCTACCCCACGAGTGCCTACTTTATGACTTCCAGATTTTGATGGTGGTGATGATGGCGATGATGATGATGATGACGACGTTTTTGTAAATGTTGATGTAGATGTTCTAGGTGATGAAGACGCTGACCTACTTTTTATTAGTCTTTCTTCACTATCACTACTTAATGTAGCAAAACCTCTTCTCCTATATTTTCTTGTTTTACTATCTTTATGATGTCTAAATGAAGGAGATGAATGTGAAGAAGCAGAAGATGCACGTGGTGCTACGTAACCGAGAGGAGGAGGGGCAGCTCGAACTGCAGCTGTTGCTGGTGGAGGGACTAAAAGGAGAGGTACAGGAGGGGGTGATTTTTTTTTGAAAGTTTTTTTTATTTTATCTTTTAAAAAACTCGCCATTTTCCTAAATGCTCCGGGCGGCGATGGAGGAGGGCGTACTATATCGTAAATTACTTTTTGTTTTTTTTTTGGTGCCGCTGTAGGTGCTCCTAATGCAGGCGCTGGTGCTCCTGATGCTCCTGATGCTGCTGCCGCTGCTGCTGTTTCTGCTGCTTGTAATTTTTGTTTAACTTCTTTTATACCTTGTGATTTAACTAATCTAACATATTCTTTTAAATCATTAAAAGAAAGTTTTAAATGTGTTAAGCGTGTATTGTATGGTGGTTTGCGCAAAGCGTTAAAAAGAAGATAAGGGTCAAGAAATTGAGAACCTTTATGAGCGAGAAATGAATCAAGGAATGTAATATTGCGTGGATTTAAAGCGCCACCATGTAGAGGCATATGTGTAATATATAATGTATGTAGAAAATAAAATGAGCGTAGCCCTAATGGCGAAAATTAGCCTGCCTCCTATTGTACCCCTTAATCCCCAATATCCTCCGAATAGCCTCCCAATAGCCTCCGAATAGCCTCCCAATAGCCTCCCAATAGCCTCCCAATAGCCTCCCAATAGCCTCCCAATAGCCTCCTATTAACCCCCTATAGCCTCCTATAGCCTCCTAGACCCTATAATACCCGATTAGACCCCTATTAACCCCCGATTAGACCCCTATTAACCCCCGATTAGACCCCTATTAACCCCCGATTAGACCCCTATTAACCCCCTATAGCCTCCTAGACCCTATAATACCCGATTAGACCCCTATTAACCCTATTACCCCCCGATTAGACCCCTATTAACCCCCGATTAGACCCCTATTAACCCCCTATAGCCTCCCTATAGCCTCT